AAGGGTGTTTGAAACCATATCAGGAACACATACTGAGGAAGATTATGAGGCTCCATTACCCATTTTCATTTCCAGCACTATAAGCTAAATATTACTATGAATGCGAATTTTGAAAGAATTGCCCAAGATTTAGTGCAACAAATGTCCACTAGATTTCCTAGTATGAAAAAGGAAACTGTTGACGGTAAGCCTATTGATGGGAAGGAACATCGTGACGGTGATGCTAGAAAAATCAGCTTTGACTTCACTAACAGACGCAATGGTGAGAAATTAACCAATGTGTCAATTAGTTTATCAGATGCAGATCAAAAGCCAGCACTGCTAGTATTGTGGAACAAAAATCCAAGAGACAGTTCTTGGATTGACTTTTTAGATGAGTTAGGTGATTTTGCGCAATCTCACTCATTGGACTTTAAATTACAAAACCCATCGCAAAGTAACTTAGATAAGAGAGATCCTATCGGAGAAGGAAACATGAACGAATCTAGACTATCCGGAACTAGTAGAACTAGTTACCAGGAAATTGGTGAAGCTAAAATTATTGTTAGACACAACCAACCAGTGAACTATAATGCACCTAACGGTAGGACACAACACATTGAAAGAATCTTTATTGAAAATGCTGTTGGTGAACGTTATGCTTATCCTGTAAAACATTTGAATGGAGCTCGCGCCTTGGCACAACACGTGTCACAAGGCGGCACACCTTATGATGATATTGGCAAGCACGTTGTGAGCCTAAGTGAAGAACTTGCAAAATTACGTTTCTTTAAAAACTATGTTGATCGTAGCGAAGTTATTTCAGAAGCTATGGGAACAATACACAGTAAAGTTATTGAGCGTATTGAACAAATTAAAAAAGAAGTTCACACACTACAAAGCCCAAAGAACTATGCTTTGTTTAAAGAAAGCTTCACAAGTCGTCCATCAAGAGTTGTACCAGAAGATATTTTAAATGACTGGGTAGATAGATTAACTGTACGTAGTTTCAATGAAGAACTAAAAGCAGTATTCCCATACATATACAGCCTAGTTGATGAGAGTGATATTCCTGTTAAAGATCTTGAAGCTGATGACATTCTATCAGAACGTGTTACACCAGAATGGCTAGATATATATTCTAAAGCAAAAGAACTATTGGCTAAAGGCATGACTCCTGAACAAGTTGCCAAACAACTAGGAGTTCAAGGCCCCAACAACGGCATGCCAGGATCAATGGGCGGAAATTGGGGTGCGATCAACAAGGCTGCAAACGAATTAAAACAATCTCAAAAGCCTGCATTTGAATCTTTAAACGATCAATTTGAACAAGCTATTGAACAAATTGTACGTGAAGAAGATGATTTGTTTAGTGGTGACGAAGATCGTAGCAGTCAAGCTATGCAGTCACTAAAGGATTTGTTTAATCAAGACTTGCCATTAGGAACTAATGCCAGCAACGTAAGAGACAGTTTAAAAGACATAGTTGACAATGATAAATTAGGCAAAGCATTTGAAGCATTGGCCGAGTTGGGTTTAGATGAAATGGATGCTAGACCAATCATTAGTGAATTCTTAAAAGCACATGATGCTGAAAATCAAACAGACTTTGCAGGTAAATTGGGATTTGATAAAGATGTACCGCCAGCTGAGGCTCCTCCAGAAACGGCGCCAGCTGAGGCTCCGGCAGCACCAGCAGAGGCTCCAGCACCAGCGGCTGAAGCTCCTCCAGAAGCAGTTCCAGCTGAAGCTCCACCAGCGGCTGCTCCAGTTGCTGAGAATCCAGATGAAGACATGATGCACAAGAAACAAAAGCGTCATGGTAGCACAGCAGAAAAATTGTTTGATGAAATTGAAGAACGTGTAAGTGGTTTCTTCAACTCAAATGAAGGCACTATGACCATTGGTGAAGAAGGGTTCGTTACCAAGATGTGTAAAGAACTTAAAGAAAAATACAACATTGAACCAGACACAATGCGAGCAGAAAAGTTTGATAGTATGGTCGAACGTGCTTGTCATAGCGTAATGGAAAAATACAAAGGGCATGTTCAAGCACAGCACGAACAAGCACGTATGCTTGAATTATCAGGCGCAGGAATGACCAATCGTAATGCAACTGAAAATATCAAAGCTCGAGTAGCACAGCGTAAAGAGCAAGCATTACCCGAGAGTGAAGAACTAACAGCAATGTTAAAAATTGCTGGTCTAAGATAAAGGAAGCGTTATGGATTCATTACTAAGAAAATATATAGACATCATTGAAGCAACTGCTCCTGCCGCACCAGTAGCACCGGCTGCTCCAACAAAGGCTCAACAGTTGGTTGCCAAAGCTGGGTTACCAGATCCAAATGCAAGTCCTGAGCAAATGGTAGCTAACATGCAAAAAGCAATGCCAACACCACAAGAGATGATGGCTCAGCAACAAGCAAGGATGCAGGCAAACAAAGCAAAAACAGCGGCGGCAACTGTTCCAGGAACACTAAAAGCAGGTGACGGCAGCGCAGTAGTTGACGGTAGTGGAGCTCCTGTACAAGCAGGCACACAACCAGCACCAGCGGTTGCGGCTCCGGCAGCACCTGAAGTACCGGCAGCGCCAGCAGTACCAGCGGCGCCTGAAGTACCAGCGGCTCCCGCAGTACCGGCAGCACCAGCAGTACCAGCGGCAGCACCAGGCGCCGCAACTGGTGTTAATGCACAAGGTCAAAATGTTACAATGCCAAATGGTATAAATCCAGAAACTGGAACACCAACAACACCACAACAGGCAGCGACTCCCGCTCCAGCGGCTGCTCCAAATTATGACACAATGCCATTTGGACAAGCATTTGGTGCGGCACGTAAAGCAGGTGCTAAAGACTTTACGTGGAAAGGCAAAAAGTATGCCGTACAAATGGCACCAAAACAAGCCGCAACACCAAAACCAGCTCCTGCAAAACCATTACCTGGCAAGACACCGTTCCCAGGAGCAGGACAAATTAGTGATAACCCAGCGGCTGAAAGCAGAGACACGTCTATAATGAAAGAACTTAACGCAATGCGTAGAATTGCTGGATTGAAAGACTCTGGAACATAATTGGTAGAATTACTTCAATATTAAGCAAGATTTCACTTGCGAATATAAATAAAAGTGCGTACAATAACATGTATGCACTTTTTGTTTGTGTAGTGGCACAAACAAAACATAGGCAAACAAAGGCATATTAAAGGAGAAATATTATGGCATCTTTGGCTGAAATTAGAGCAAAACTTAAAGAACAAGAGTCACGTGGTACTGGTGAGAGAACAGGCGGTGACAATTCAATATATCCATTTTGGAACTTAAAAGAAGGTAGCGAATCCGCAGTACGCTTTCTTCCAGATGGAAATTCCGACAACACTTTTTTCTGGGTAGAACGAGCAATGATTAAGCTCGAGTTCGCCGGTATTAAAGGTGAAACAGAAAGCAAAAAAACAATGGTACAAGTACCCTGCATGGAAATGTATGGTGAGACATGTCCTGTTTTGAGTGAAGTACGTGCTTGGTTCAAGGACCCAGCGTTGGAAGATATGGGTCGTAAATATTGGAAAAAGCGTAGTTATATTTTCCAAGGATTTGTGACTGAAGATGGTTTGAAAGAAGAAAACAGACCTGAAAATCCAATTCGTAGATTTATTATTGGTCCACAGATTTTCCAATTGATCCGTGGTGCATTGCTGGATCCAGAAATGGAAGACTTGCCAACTGACTTTGTGCATGGTGTTGATTTTAAACTAATCAAAACCAGCAAAGGTGGCTATGCTGATTACAGCACAAGCAAATGGAGTCGTCGTGAACGTCCTCTAACTGATGATGAGTCAGCGGCAGTTAAGGCAAATGGCTTATTCAATCTCAAAGACTTCTTGCCTAAGAAGCCAAGCGAGATCGAAGTTAAGGTCATTAAAGAAATGTTTGAAGCAAGTGTTGATGGTGAAGCATTTGATATGGAACGTTGGGGTCAGTATTTTAAACCCAGCGGTGCTAATCAAAATACTGGTGATCCAGTGGCACAAGCAACAAAGATTGCAAAAGCAACTCCAGCAGTTGTGGAAGAAGATCCACCGTTTGATGTTGATACTCCTACAGCGGCGGCTAAACCCGCTACTGAAGCTGTGGCTAGTGGCGGTGATCGTGCGCAAGATATCCTTGCAATGATCCGTAATCGTCAAAAGTAATAAAAATAAGGGGGCTTAGTCCCCCTTACTAACTACAGTACAAGGAGAACAACTATGGCTACAAAAGCCTTTGACTTATCTAAATTTAGAAAAACATTAACAAAAAGTATTGAAGGTCTCGGAGTAGGCTTCAATGATCCTACAGATTGGATCTCTACAGGTAATTACGCATTAAATTATTTGATTAGTGGTGACTTTAACAAAGGTGTTCCACTGGGCAAAGTCACTGTGTTCGCAGGTGAAAGTGGCGCTGGCAAAAGTTTTATTTGTTCAGGCAACTTGGTTCGCAACGCACAACAAGAAGGTATCTACGTTATCTTAATTGATACAGAAAATGCTCTTGATGAAAAATGGCTACACGATTTAGGTGTAGACACAAGTGAAGATAAATTACTCAAGCTAAACATGGCTATGATTGATGATGTGGCTAAAACTATCCACGAATTCATGAAAGAGTATAAAGAAATGGTAGAACGTCCTAAAGTCCTATTTGTCATAGACTCATTGGGTATGTTGCTTACCCCCACTGACATTAACCAGTTCCAAGCTGGTGACATGAAGGGAGACATGGGCCGTAAGCCAAAAGCATTAACCTCATTAGTTCGTAACTGTGTAAACATGTTTGGTAGTTATAACGTAGGTATGGTCTGTACTAACCACACATACGCAAGTCAGGACATGTTTGATCCAGACGACAAGATTAGTGGCGGACAAGGCTTTGTCTATGCGTCTAGCATTGTTGTTGCTATGAAAAAACTCAAACTTAAGACTGATGAGAATGGTGTTAAGACCAGTGAAGTACATGGCATTAGAGCCGCTTGTAAGATTATGAAAACACGTTATGCAAAGCCTTTTGAAACTTTGCAAATTGAAATTCCATATGAGACAGGCATGAACGCTTACAGTGGACTTGTTGATTTATTTGAAGATAAAAAACTTTTAGTACAACAAGGCAACAGATTAAAGTACATTGAGCCAACCACTGGAGAAGAGTTCTTATTCTACCGAAAAGAATGGAAAGATGATAAATTAGATATGATAATGCAAAATTATCACATTAAACCTAAAATTATCATTGAAGAGGAGATAGAGGTAAATGAATGACAATCAGATTGCAGACGTTTGGTTATTGTTTAAAGAGTACATTGACAGAAAAGAAGTAGCCGCTATAGCGGAAAAGTATGTTGATCTACTTGCAGACTATGGTATCAAAGACAAGATATTAGAAGGTGCTCGTGGTGCAGATGCTGATCTGGATCATGCTATCGAATACTATCTTGAAAATGACGAAGAAGAAATTGTTGAAGAATACGAAGACTTAGACAACGACGAAGAAGAAGATTATTAATGTGGTATAACAAGATTAGTAAGGATATAAGTCATATTCCTGACGCTGTGCTACACTACGAAGCCGAGCTACAGGCAGCAAAAAGCGATGTCCGTATAACGGGTAATATCGAAAAGGCAGCTGCCAATATGCCCGGCGTTGTGGAACATAGATTTAATCAACTTCAAGAAATTGAAGCTATTCTTGAATACTTGAATATTGAATTGCGACGTCTTCGTAGTCAACACTTTCGTAAGTACTTGGAAAATTATCAGAGAGCTCTTACCAGCCGCGATGTTGAAAAATACGTGGATGGTGAGAGCGATGTGGTTGATTTTGAAAAAATTATCAATGAGTTTGCCCTACTACGTAACAAGTGGTTGGGCATTACCAAAGCATTAGATATTAAACAATGGCAGTTAAGTAACGTAATCAAACTACGTACTGCTGGCATGGAAGACGCTAGTTTATAAAAGAAATGTCAGAGACGGTAATTAACTCAATATATAATTTTTTATCTGTTGGTCGTGATAGATACGGTATAGATTTTTTTACAAGCGGTAGTAACGGTAATATGGTTGATGTTGAAATGGCGCTTTCTAATATCTCCATCCCGCTTTGCTGGGCAGGTTCTCATAAAAGATTATTACATCAACATTGTATTGAAAATAAAAGAAAATTTTATAATTTGGACACGGGTTATTTTGGAAATACTAAAAGAAAAGAACTAATACGTATTAGTATAAACAATCTCCAAGATCAAGGGCCAATTATAAAAAGACCAGCAGACAGATTTAATTCTCTCAATCTTGAAATTTTTAATTTTAAAAGAGGAAATACAATTATTATTGTCCCCCCAGATGATAAAATAACCTTGGATTTCAGATTGTCTAATACATGGGCATCTGATATAAAAACTGAGATTGAAAAATACACAGACAGACCAGTCTATATAAGAAATAGGCCCGCTTCTAGAACAGAACGATTAACCACAGACACATTTAAAAACTGCATTGAAAGTGATGCGTATGCAGTTGTTGGTTATTCATCTAATGCTTTGGTGGAGTCAGTCATGTGTGGTATTCCAACTATTTCGTTAGGGCATTCTGCAATTAATAGTTTTTCTAATCACACATTGTTAGATATTGATAATATTCCTGATATAGATAATCATCGACGAAATCAATGGTTGTACCACCTTGCATACAGGCAATTCACACATGATGAATTATCAAACGGCACTGCCTGGAAAATAATGTCGGCCGAGTCTTGATTGAAATTATTTAATAGATAATCTACGCACATAAATATCACTATGAAAATAGTGATTGTTACAGGTGGGTTTGACCCCATACACTCTGGGCACATTGCCCTACTCAAAGAAGCTAAAAATTTAGGCCATGCTCTTGCAGTTGGCTTAAACTCTGACGAATGGCTGCGTCGAAAGAAAGGTCACGAGTTCATGCCGTGGTCTGAGCGGTCTGCTATTATTGAAAATTTAAAAATGGTAGACATAGTATTTTCTTTTGATGACAGCGATGGTTCAGCCATTGATGCTATCAAACGTGTCAAAGAAGTTTATCCAGATGATGAATTAATCTTTGCCAACGGCGGCGATAGAACAAAAGACAACATACCAGAAATGATTTTTGATGATGTTGAATTTGTTTTTGGAGTTGGCGGCGAAGATAAAAAGAACTCAAGCAGTTGGATACTTGACGAATGGAAAAGTCCAAAAACTGCCAGACCGTGGGGTTATTACAAAGTACTACATCAAGTGGGCGCAGAAGTAAAACTCAAAGAGCTAACCGTTGAGCCTGGCAAAAGTCTAAGTATGCAAAAGCATAAACAACGTGCTGAGTTTTGGTTTGTTAGTGAAGGTGAAGCAACTGTATACACACTTAATAGAAAGACAGATTCTGAATTAATTGGAAAATTTACACAATTTGACCACACATGGATAGCCAACAATGAGTGGCATCAGTTGGTCAACGAAACATTGGAACCATTACGTATCATAGAAATACAGTATGGATCAGACTGTTCTGAAGAGGACATAGAAAGAAAATGAAAGTATTCGTAGGCTACGATGATCGAGAAGACATTGCATATAAAGTATGCGAATATTCTATTAAACGTAAGAATAAAAAAACAGAAGTGTTTCCTTTAAAACAAGAAGAACTCAACGAAACTGGACTGTACTGGCGTGAAAAAGACCCATTAAGTTCGACGGCATTTACGTTTACACGTTTCCTTGTGCCAGCACTAATGAACTATGAGGGTTGGGCAATATTTTGTGATTGTGACATTATATGGATGATTGATCCAGATGAAATCATGAAGTATGCTGATGAAAAATATGCAGTAATGGTTGTTAAGCACAAATACACTCCGCCTGAAGGTTTAAAGATGGACGGACAAAAACAGTTACCATATCCAAGAAAAAACTGGAGCTCAGTAATACTATGGAACTGTGGCCACCCATCAAATAAAAAAGTTACACCTGATCTAGTTAATACAGAGACAGGACAATACCTACATAGATTTAATTGGCTTAAAAATAACGAGATAGGTGAACTAACTCATCACTGGAATTGGTTAGTCAATCATTATCACGAACCAAAGGATGGTGCACCGCATGTTGTACACTACACTGAAGGCGGTCCTTGGTTTGAAAATTACAAGCATTGTGAGTATGGTTATCATTGGGAAATGATACGTAACGAGATGGTCAAAGCAAATACACCCAGTATACCGCCACATAAGTATGAGCATCTTCCGCCAGCTATTAATTCAATAGTGGATAAACTAATAGAGTATCGTGTAGACTCAAATTGCGACTATTACACTGCTACAAAACAAGACATCATTGACGAGGTAAACAAATTAACAGATAATAAAATATATGGATTAGATAGTGAAATGAAAACTAGTTTGCGAAAAGGATATAAATTTGATGCTTGGGTTGAAGGATTTATTCTTGGGTCTGGTGGACAACTAACTGTTTTTGATAAAATTTCAAACAATGTTAATGTTCCCCTAGTAATAAGAGGACTTAAAAATATAGATGTTATTCATCAATGTTGGGAGAATAAAAATCCGTTTTATTACATTGATACTGGATATTTTGGAAATGAAGTAAAATTAAAAAAATATCATCGGGTAACTTTCAATCATTTGCAAAATATATATCCTATAGTTGATCGGCCCAATGATCGATTAAGAAAAACTGGAATTAAATTATCCAAATTTCGAAGAGGATCAAAAATATTATTATGCCCGCCATCAGCAAAAGTAATGACGTTTTTTAATCTTGATTTAGATCAGTGGATGGAAGAAACTCTTTTAGAACTTAAACAGCACACTGATCGAGAAGTTGTCATAAGATTAAAAAAAGGAAGAACTGAGCGCCTTAGTACAGATAGTTTTGAAGATGCATTAGCGCAGGATATACATTGTGTAGTAACATATAACAGCATCGCCGCTGTTGAGTCTTTAATTTTAGGCAAACCAGCAATTACACTTGGACCAAACGCGGCCCATAGTCTTTGTTCTAAATCATTAGAAGAAATTGAGCATCCATATGTGCCAACTCTTGATGAAGTTGATGCGTTACTTAGACATCTATCATATACGCAGTTTACTTTAACTGAGCTAACTAATGGTTATGCCTGGTCAATATTAAATGAAGATAGCAATTTATCTATCAGCGATACCAAAGAATAAAAGTGAAACTATGTTAGAAAACTTTATAATCGGTTCAGGAGGCCAAATAACAACCTGGAATATGATTGAGGGCAATAACTTGCCAGTGGTCCTTAGGGGCATTGCTAAACGTAAACAAATACACACTTGTTGGCAAACTAAGAGAGATTTTTACTATATAGATACTGGATACTTTGGCAACGACAAACGTAAATTATATCATAGAATAACAAAAAATCATTTGCAAAATATATATCCAATTATTAACCGACCCCGTGATAGGCTACTGGCAACTGGATATAAACCGCATAAATTTAGTCAAGGATCAAATATACTAATTTGCCCACCATCAGCAAAAGTAATGAAATTTTATGATCTTGATTTGGATCAGTGGATGGAAGAAACATTGTTAGAACTTAAACAGCACACTGATAGAAACATTGTTATACGATTAAAACAAAGTAGAGAAGTGCGTACACACACTGACACACTAGAAAATGCATTATCAAAAGATGTGCATTGTTTGATCACATTTAACAGTATTGCGGCAACAGAAGCATTGTTATTAGGTAAACCAGCAATTACATTGGGCCCAAACGCCGCGCATTTTTTATGTAAGCATTCCTTAGCTGATGTGGAGAATCTTTATGTTCCAACATTAGATGAAGTTGAAGAATGGGCCGCAAACTTGGCGTACAGTCAATTTACTGAATTGGAAATGCGTAGCGGATATGCCTGGACAATATTAAATGAAAATAGCAATTTACCTATCAGCAATACCAAAGAATAAAAGTGAAACTAAGTTAGCAGTTCTTAAAAGATTTGGCGATGGAGTTTTAAAATCGTCAGATCAAGTAGAATTTGTTAATGGTGTTAACTTAGTTGATTGTGACGTTGCAGTCATGCAAGGGTATGTACACAAAGATATAACTTCGCCTCATTTACAATTACGTAGACGTATACTTGACCATCACAAAAATGTTATAGTAATTGATAGTAATTTGTTTCAATTTGCCAACACTGAACTGGCAAACTATTATCTACGCTATAGCCTTAACGGCATATTCCCAACTACTGGTTTTTACTTTGATAATAACATAGACGAGTCAAGATGGAAATCTATTAGTGATCGATTGAACGTTAAACTACGAGAGTATAGGACTACTGGCAATCATATTTTAATTTGTCTACAGAGAGTAGACGGTTGGAGTATGTGTGGCACAAGCGTTCAAGAATGGCTTAACAATACAGTCAGTGTTATTAGAAGCTATTCTAATAGACCAATAATAGTTAGAAAACACCCAGGGGACAGGCGTCAAGAACAATTACAATTTTCAAATCAGTACACAATTAGTACAACGCCCAAACTAGTTGATGATTTAGAAAATTGTTGGGCAACTATAACGTATAATAGTAGTCCAGGTATTGCTAGTTTGATTCATGGAGTACCAGTATTTGTAACTGATGTAGAACCTAAACAAAGTCAAACTTGGCCAGTTTGCAATACTGATTTAAAATTAATTGAAACACCAATAATGCATGATAGGACAGATTGGATTAATAGAATTAGTCAAAGCCACTGGAATGATGATGAAGTTGCAAGTGGACAAGCGTGGAAATTTATTAGAGAGCGCCTTTGTATTTTAGAACCCAATCTTTATTAAATTGTTCTACTACTTGGTAGCCCCAGCCTTCTAATATTTTAATTGCTGGTGTTTCGTTTATATCATTTTGATATTCGTGTTTTTGTTGTTCAATTACTAGCACTGGTTTGTTTTGTTCAATAGTTTTCATAGCACCAGCAAGTATCTCACCTTCAAACCCTTCAACGTCAATCTTAATCATATCCACACTTGTTAGATTAAAACTATCTAATGTTTTTAAAGGAATAGTTCCTTTGCCCATTGAAGTTTGATCAATATGCGTGTGCCCAGTATTTCCTTGTACAATATTCATTTCTATAAAACTTTCAGAGCGGCCTAAAGCCATTTGATGCAACGTGTAATTAGTGTTAGTAACATTTTTCTTAAAACATTCTATAAACTCTGCTACAGGTTCAAACGCTATAACATGGTCAAATGACTTGACAAGATCACATGACCATAACCCTACATTTGCTCCTATGTCAATGCATATTCTTCTTTGAACACACGCATCAATTGCCGCATCTCTTGCCCGAAATTGATATCTAGCAACGCCGTCCTTTAATATACTTTTATCAAGCATCCTTGGGAAATGGTCATCATAGTCTGGAAACCAAAAATTGTGTGATTGTTTCATTGCCAATAACTCTCTTCTCTTTTTATTTTTAAATCAGTTGTGGGACTTTTTCCATACTCTTTACGTTTTCCTTTAAGATGATCTAGATATTTGCCTAAATCAGTATTGATAAAAGGATGTCCTTCACCAGTGATTAAATCAGAACTCCAGTCAAGTTCATTTAGTTTCATAGGTTTTCTCACTGCATCAAAAACAAAACTATCGTGCCACTCATCCAAAGTAAAGATACCATTGTCGGCGTCATCATAAACTTCTTGAAACCGTTTTAAAAAATTCTGTGTATTTTCAGATTTTAAATTTAATGAATAAAACCCACATTCACTAAACTTATCCTTACGTCCAAGAAAACAAACATCTTTATCTTCTGGAATAAACGTATCTAAAAACTCTATAGGCATTGCACTATGACAAATTGTGTCAGCATCCATCCATATTAATACATCGGCATCGGTTCTTCTTGCAGCCGCAAATATAGCATATACTTTATGACTAAATCTAATTGCGTCCCATTTAAAACCTTTGCCTGCATCACGACGTTTTGATCTAACGGGGTCATTGGTAACATCACCATTGGCTTTGGGAACATTGGCCCATTTGGCTTTAAATGCAACTAGTTCAGGACTTTCCTTTGCTAGATCAAACCATTCTACATTATTGGTTGGTTCAGGAACACAATCTTCGGCATAGGCCATAAGTTGTATAGGCATATTAATAGCAAAGCTATTAATGAACCGCCTAGCGTATGCATCTAATCCGTTTTGATTAAATGTTGTGACTGCTGTAAATTTTCTCAAGCTAACCTCTGTACAGTTAAATATGTAGTT